CACCAACCGACTTAGATCTAATCTGCATAAACAAATATTCAATATCGAACGTCGTTAGTTTATTTCTTTGTAATTTATCATAAACGCAAGACTCGATTGTATCAACAACAGTTTCAAGTGTTTGTTTTTGATCTCCTGATTCAAACGCTGTTAATAAAACTTTTTCTTCTTTGACCAAATATGGTCTAAACTTAACTATCTTTCCTGTAGAGGGTATTTCAATCTCATACTTAATAGTTTCATTCAACTTGGGTAATGCCATAATATTTTATCCTTTCAATGCTTTATAAATGTCAAATCCTTTTTTGAGTACTGAGTTTTCGTAATTATCATAGTAATCGTTTTTGTAACCCGTAAAGTTACTCGTCCAATCTTTGAACGAGAACGCCACAGAGAATGAAACCAATCCATCTTGATCGTTTGATAATGCAATTTCAGTTAAAGAAGTTGGAAATGCCTCAATCAATGTTGATCCATAAACAACTTCGTCTTCCGCGTTCATTTCTGTCAATGCGTCAAGAACCTTAAATACTTTGGGAAAGTTTCCGCTGACCAAAGACTTGCAATATTGCCGCCAGATTTTAACTGCTGAATCGTAACATCTGAAACGTATTCTTTATAATAACCGACAGTGTAATCTCTCGTGTTGACCACTCTTGATTGCCACTCTTCGAAAAATCTCCTAGAATAATAATCGTTCAAGGTTAGAAAAGTCATAGTAACTTCTGGTACAGCAAATCCGTATGCAACCTTTTTATTTGTCATACCGATTAATCTTTCGTTCGTAAGAATCTGTCTTCCTGGTAACGATACGTTAGTGCAAAGAAGATTGAGTTCTCTAGCAGCGTTTTCTGGAGTAAATAAAACACGATAGAGGTTTGTCCTAGCAAACCCGCCGCCTCTTGACACCAGATTCTTAAATGCTTCTATATTATAAGGCATTAATTATTTTCCTTGAGTCCATATATACCTTAGATTGCCCTGCTTTCGCAAAATCTGCTGTCGGTAAAAACGTAGCAATCTCATATTCTGGTGCAGATATCTTAGCAAACCTACCTTTAACGTGTGATGACAAATAATGTTTAAAACACGGAGCAAAGTATCTTAGTTTAGAAGATCGTTTCAATAAACTATATGACAAACTAAACTTCGTTGTATCGTCGTACCTATTATTATTTGTTATTTCTAACAGCGCGTCTAAAAACTTCGCTCTAACAATCGGTTGTAAGTAATGTAAATTCAAACCATAGAAACCACCTTCCGCTGGACCAACAACAATCACCAAAGGGAAACGATCATAGTAAGGCAACTTGTCTTTTGTTTTCGGATCGTAAAAGAACATGTACATATGACCAGCAATTTCGCTTGACGTTCTTTGTACTTCTTCTTCACCCATTAAATCTTGACGATCGATTCCAGTTATCTGCCTTGCTTTCTGTCTAAACCACTCCCGTGATTGACGTGTTCTTGGCGTAATCCCTGAACGGAACGCTGCGAGTTCTAGTGTTTGAAATAAGTTACTCATGGAACCTATTTATTCTTTTTGCGGGAGTATTTCGGTAGTGGTTTAAGTTTTTTGATTGGTTTGGGTAGGATACGCATCGCTCTTAGTTCTATTTCAGTCCAAACTTCGAACCTCCATCCTTGATCCTTAGCGTATTCGTTTGCTGCTTCCCATTTGTTTTGATTCTTAATAAAAGTAAATGCTTCATTAATATACTGTTTTGTCCTGCGTTGACCAGTTGGCGGCGTAGTTTCTTTGTTTGGTTTTACTTCGATTAATGATGTTGAACCATCTTTCCATGTCACTTTAAAGTCGGGGAAGTATCGATGCCAACGTTTATCTGCTTCATACAAATAAGGTATAACGATTTCTTCGCTACTCCAATTAACAACATCAGAAGAAGAATCAAAGAATTGCATGCAATGTTTTTCCCACATTGATCTATAGATGACGTTCTTTGGATCGCCTCTATACTTCTCTGGGTTTTTAACTTTGTACCTTCCGGAATATGTCATGAAAACGCTATAAATAAACAGGACCAAAACCTATTTATTGAGGCGGGAATGGAACAGCAAGTAGAGATTAAAAGAACAGACGAAGGGGTTCAGACCAGACAAAAAATCGCTGAAGAAAAGAACGACCCTCAACTTCCCGGCACTGAATTAGTATATCCAATGGAAGATATCGGAGACTATGACGCGTATGTAAAATTTACTGTATTAGAAGATGTTCCTGTGGACATAGCAGGGTTGTTAGATGGATTTGGTAAGCACATTGAAGCGACATTTTCTAGAACTCAAAAAGTAAACGAAGAAACCGAAGAGCCTTTACCGCAGACTGCTGAAGCAAAAAAGGCAGCTACTGAAGAAGAAGAAAAAGCAATTGCGGCGATGCAGGGTGATATTTTAAAAGAGTCTGCAAATATTGATGGTAATTTTAAAAACGGGCAAGTAATTAAATTATATATGCCCCAGGGTATACAAATTGTAGACAATGTACAATATGATAACGCGGAACTTGGCGCTATTGGTGGATCAGCGGTTGGTGCTATGGGGTCAGGTCAAGGAGCATTGGCAGGCGCTATTCAAGGAGGAATGGGAGGAATTACTGCATTAGTTGATAGTTTTAAAGGCGCTGCGGGTACTGATGCTGCAAGACTAGCGATGGTTCGCGCGTCATCAAGTTTTGGTACTGCTGGTGAGGCAGTTAAATCTGTTGCTCGTGTTGCTCTAAATCCAAACGTCAGAACACTTTTTAAAAGCGTAGGTATTAGAGAATTTAGTTTTACCTTTATCTTCATAGCACAATCTAAAAAAGAAGCGGAAGAGATTAAAAAAATTATTAAAGTTTTTAGAAGAGAACTTTATCCTGAAAAGATTGGCGCGTTCGGAGATAATGATACAGAATCAAGTTTGTCTCTTGGTTACAAATTTCCAAATAGATTTAGCATTGAATTGATGCATAATGAAAAATCTGTAGCTACTAAACTATTACCTTGTTATTTAAGAAACTTTCAAGCAACATATAACCCAAATTCAATGGGAATGCATGATGACGGAAACTTTCAAGAAATTCAAATCACGATGTCATTTGCAGAATCAAGAACTCTTAGCAAAAGCGATATTGATAAAGGATTCTAACATATGCCAAGATACTTTACAGATTTTCCATTAGTTCGATATTCTTTTGGTTCACAAGAAGATCGTGTCTATTTTCCAAAGATAACAACTTTCGTTGATGTATTTGATAAAGTTAAACAAGAACTTTCTTTGTATAAAAAAATATCAATTATTGATAACGAAAGACCAGACAGTTTATCTTATCGTTTGTATGGCACAGTAGATTACTACTGGACTTTTTATTTGATGAACGATAAAATTAAAGAGTCTGGTTGGCCATTGACTTTAGAAAGACAAGACGAAATTATTAAAGAAAGATACAATGGTTGGGTTCTTACTTTTGAGGGCGATATCGAACCGAACTTTCCTGTTGGACAAGTTGTTGAGATTCGTGGTGCGGGTTTAACTGGCACAGTTAAAAAGAAAAACCCAGACCTTGGACAAGTTTATCTAACTGTTTCTCCTGTTTACAATGGACAAACAATAAATCAAAATTTGGTCAATAACTATATGCTCAGTGCTTTGGAGTTATACTATCAAAGTCAACAGATAGATTATACTGTCAGCAGAATTGTTTCAGTAAAAAAAGAATACGAAGCTGTGCATCATTATGAAAATTCTAGTGGCGAGTATGTTGACATAACGCCATCACAACAAGGATATGGTGGTGGAACTGACACAAGAAGCGGATTGACAACAGTTACTTGGGAGTCAAGATTTAAAGATAAAAACGACGATCTCAAAAACATTGTTGTTATAAGACCTGACGCTATTAATAGCGTCGTTGGAGAATACAAAAAAGCGCTCAGAAGATAATGGCAACAAACGGAAAAGAACAACAATTTAAAATTCAAAGTGCATTAATTACAGCGGATAGATTTTCTGAAAAATCAATTGAAGTCGCTACATTAATTGCTGAATTGAATTTATTTGAGCACATAGAAAAACCTTATTTGACTGGTTCTGTTCTCTTAATAGACGATGCTGGTATAATTGACAGTATAACGTTTAAAGGTTCTGAACGTTTGACTTTAACGGTTATGTCAGTAGATAAATTAGATACCCCTTTTATTGTTGACAAAACATTCGTTATGACAAAAATAGAATCAACGCAAAGGGCAAATGATAGAGTAGAAGTTCATTTAATCTCTCTAGTTGAAGAGCATTTAGTTTTAAGTTCATTAAAAAAGATTAGTAGAACATATACAGACAATCTAGAGAATATGATTACA